CCTCTGTACCTTCTATTATCAATTGTTTTCTTGCTGACTCCCCATCTCTCTGCTAGTTCGTCAACTTCTATGGTATTTGATATGTCAAAATTCTTTTCTGATATTTCCATAAATTTCCCTTTTATTTGTATTTTTGTTTATAATATACCAATATTACTAATTTACAAGTAGTATAATAATAAAAAAGTGGAGAAATTTTATGAATAAAACTGTATATGCACATACAAATATAGGAAATGAAAAGGAATGGGATCAAGCAATAGACAAGCTTGCAACCAATAACCAAGTAGCTGGTACACATTATAAGTCAGCCAGAATACAACCCATTGACTATATCTATGCTAACAACTTGTCTTATAACTTAGGTAGTTGTCTTAAATATATAACTAGAACTAAAGGTGATAAGAAAGATAGAGTAACTGATCTAATGAAAGCTAAACACTTTATAGATTTAGAACTACAGATGGTTCATGGCGTAGATGCTGATGGTAACGATATAGGTAAATATTCAGTAGAGGTTTCTCTAGATTAAGAGGTAAATATGAATTTTGATGCGTTTGACGATCCAATTCTAAAAGAAAGAAACGGAAGAAAACCTATCTATGTAAACAAACATCTTGCAAGAAAGTTTAGAGATTTTTGTAAAATGGAACAGAAAGAACCACATGATGTGGCTGAGTATCTAATATCTTTAGGTATGAACTCTGTAACACATTATAAAGATCCTACTGTGTCTGTTGATATTGAAGCTCTTTAAATAGGTTTTCTACATTTTTTAGCGAATCAATCGCTTGGATATCTTTGTCCTCAACAGATACTTGCTTGCTACCATCAGGAAAGAAAAACATTACCTTTTGACAGTTTAATGCAACCAAAGCATATACATCTATATCACCTTTATTATAAAACCTAGTCTTAGAATGAGATCCACACCTAAGATCAAACCTCCAGCTCCTTCTAGCTTTCTCTATTTGCTTTTGTGTTTTGACTTGGCACTTGTAAAGAGTTTGGCCAACCTCAAAGATGATATCGGCTTTAGAACCATGTGGCATAACAGTAACAGTATCAGAAAGGGTAGAAAGCACCGAGGCTACTAAGTATTCTCCAGATCGGCCAACTCTTTCTGATTGGCGCGCCATGTGGTTATTTTAACAATCTATTTAATTCTTCTTGTCTTTTTCTTTCCACTTCACTTCTTGTGGGAACAGAACTAATAACTGGCGTAGCTGCTCGTAATGTCGGATCTGCGCTAGTAAGGATACCTGTAACAGGCGATCTTCCTAATGGTCTACTCATAGCGGCCTCAGAAATTAATGCAGGCGGTACTAATTTGGCAGCTTTTAATGGGTTAACTATAATATCTTGCGCAAGTAATCTTGAGGCGGTTGCTGAATCTGGAAATTGTTGACCTAAAACTTTTTGTGCTAATTCTGCTGTTTGTTGCAATGGTGCTTGCCCTTTTGTAATGCTTGTTTTTCTTTTGCTTGTGTCTGCTTTTTTTATTGCTCGCAATAATTGTGCTGGTGTGAAAACACCTTCTTGTACTACCGCAGCTTGCATAGCATCATTTATTGGTACTATGTTTCTATATACAGCATTAACATTTTTTAAGTCAACTGCATTTATATTTTGTATGTCTATTTCGTCCTCTAAAACTTTTTTTACCTCAGCCAATGTGTCCCCGATCTCGCCTTCAAATCCACCAGACTTTCTGAATCTTTCACTTTTAGTTCGTAAATCTGTTTGTGCTTTTTTCAAGTCTCTACCCGACATTTTGCTGTCTTTAATTCTGCTTAATAGAGTTTTGTCAACTATTTTCAATACTCTATCTTGCTCTTCAGCGTTTAATACACTATCTTCTAATACATTTAATATTTTATTTTCTAAATTAGATGTATTTTTTAGCGACAACTTTCCTAAAACTTTTTCATATTCTTGGTTAACTACATCATTTACATACTCAAAACTTTCTCTGGGCGATAAATTTTTAGGTATTTTTATTTTTAGTGGTGTTACAGCTTCTTCTAACAATGCTCGGTTTGTCAAAATTAAGGTTTCTAACCTTCTTGCTTGGATAGGAGCGCCTGCACCTGGGTATGAAGTTGACAAATCTTCTAATGCAGAAACAAGATTCGATCCTATACTTCCAGAATCTCTTAAAGATTGTCCAGGTGTTAATGGTATGCCTTTTTTCTGTAATTCTATAGCTTGTTTGGATTTTCTCGGTAATATTTTTTGTGATGCAGCTGACAAACCGCCACCAATTGCAGCACCTGTTGCTGCACCCTTTATTCTACTCTCTGCATCTTCACCTACTCCTGCTCCATATAAACCACCGCCAATAGCACCAGTTTTCGTAACTCCAGTCAACCCCAATCTAGCTAAACCAGCTCCTCCTAAAAACATAGATGGTACTGATCCAAGTATTTCTGTCCCGTATGCAGCTGCTGGCGCTTCTTCTCTAAATTGTTCTAATTCTGTTCTTATTTCGCTTAGTGCATCATCATAATTTACGTCTTTTTGTAATGATCTTGCAAAAGCCTCTACCTCGTCTGCAAATCCAAATAACAGACCCTGACCTAACGATCTTGATATACCAACACCTACATTGGTTGCTGCTTTTTTTCTATAATCAATTGGTTTTGGCGCTGGCATTACAATGCTCCTTTAATATCTGCTTCGCTTAAAACTCTAAATTGTCCTGATATAGCATCGTAGACAAAATCACCTTTTTTTAATTTACCTGCTCTGACTTTTTTATCAAAATCATCATCGGATGTAAAAGTTTCATATATTGGTCCTAGTTGATTATCAGCAAATTCACCAAAACCTAATAGGTTGCCGTTGTTTTTTAAATATTTGTCCATTTCAAACAATCTTTTCTTGTTATATTTTGCTATTGCTTGCAAACCACCAACAAGTGTTTTATTTCCTTCTACTGTATTACCTAGATTAGGTACAGATGACTTAAATAATTCTATTTCTCTATCAGAAGTTGATCCTGAACCAGCTACACGCATTCTAGGTATAATGTAATTTGTTGTTGCTTGAAATAACTCTTGTTGACTCAGTTTATCCAATTCGTTTTGAGGTAATATATTTAATCCAGCGGCAATTTTTTTGAATGGTATTTTTATTTCTTCTATGACACCTGTTTTAACAGGATCTGCGCCTTCTAATTGTTTTGCTAGAATATCTAATCTATTTTCTATGTCTGAATACCCTTCTACTGTCTCTGCAGCTTGTTGTTGTGTTTTAAAACCAGCTTTTGCAGCTTCTTGCTCAAAAACTTTTTGTCCTTGATCTATAGTTACAAGTGGAGCTTTTTTTTCTTTCATGTAATCCATAAAAGTACCTTCATAGCCTTGTTTCACTGCTAATTTATAATTTTCTTGGTCTGCTGTTAGTTTTTTTTCTTTACCAATACCTGACGCAATTAACCCAGCACCTTTTTCTGGACCAACTACTCTTGCTAATTCAACTAATGTAGGATTTACAGATCCCTCTAGATTTCCAAGAGCCTTCTGCCAATTTTCTTTCATTTCTTTTTCTCTTTTCTTGGCATCTTGTATGTTTTGCAACTGCATAGTATTTTCAACAAAATTTTTATCGCCACGCAATGCGCCTCCTAAAGCATAAAGCATAGAACCTAATTGTTGGTTTTTATTACCAATCGTTGGCTTCTGCGTAGGAGGAGTTATTGGTGTAATAGTCGAAGGCAAGTTTAGTTGTGGTTGTGATTGAACCAAACCAAATGGGTTTTTAAAATCTAATACCATTTATAAAACTCCGTAATTAACCATGTAATAACCATTAGCATTTTTAGTTACTGCTTCTGGCATATACTTCATAATTTCTTGCGCTATCACACCTGTTGTTGGATCGGTAATACCAAGCTTTTTAGCTTTATCATTCCAGTCCCATGTGTATAAGTTGTGTCCGTTTTCTGATTTGCCTATTGGTTTTATATTGTCTTTTAGTTCTTCATCAGATAAAAAATACATACCAGCAAGCTGTGCAGCTGTTCCTAAAATATCACCAGACCCAGTTTTTTGTTGCCCAG